CTAAGATGCTATGCGGAGGCAGAGAGTGCGGAAGCGGCGGAGAGATTATGCAACGAATGTCTCTCACGCATGACGTCAACATGAAGTTGCGAGAATGGCGACCCCGGTTGGAATGCCACATCAAAGAATATCAATGGGGTTGACATCTTCGTTTGCATAAATGCTGCCTTGGCATTTCAATGGGTTGCAATCCCTATTGTCAACCTTTTCTCGCCCGCACCCTGTCTTCGTAATGCGGGGGTCGCAGGTTCGAGTCCTGCAAGCGGCACCAGTATTTTCAACAGCTTACAATCCAGCAATACAGAGCGCCACGGGTCAGATGTACCGAGGCGGCTGATGTGCCATGTCAACACATAGGAGAGACGGATGAGCAAGGCGCTTGAGGCACTCAAGAACTACGAACAGGATGACATGGACGGAACGATGGTCCGCGTGTCGCGGCAAGCGGCTGATGAAGTGGCGACGGAATACATCGAAATGCTAGAGGCTTTGAAGCAGGCTGAGCGGTTCATGGCCTACTTCACGGGCGAAACTCAGGGCTACTTTGAAGGCCCCGGAATGCCCGCTGATGCTCTTGCAGCGATCCGCGCCGCCATCGCCAAGGCCCGCCTCACAGCAGCAGCACCGGATTTGCTGGAAGCGTTGAAGGCGTTGCTTGACTTTCCGGGCGGCATGTATGCCCCCGCGCTTGAACGCAAGGCCCGCGCTGCCATCGCCAAGGCCCAACCCTAACCGCCCTATGGCATTGGAGGACGTATGACTGAGTGGACGTTATCGACACTGCACAGGAAGGCATACGGACACAACATCAAGCACCCGCCCGTTGCGGATCGCTGTTGCGAAGACGTCACCACGTACCACGGGCGTTGGCCGCATCATAAGCAATGCTCACGCCCGCGCGGGTATGGCCCTGAAAAAGCGTACTGCAAACAACACGATCCCGATGTGGTGGCGGCAAGGCAGAAGGCGGTTGACGAGCGGCAAGAAGTTGAATGGCAGAAGAAGCGCATTGAGTGGGCAGGCCCTCGCCTGTTCGCCGCCCTGTGCAAGATAACAGACGGAGACAATGATCCACGCACAACGGCATTGGCAGCTATCAAAGGACTAAAGCGGCCTGAGACCCCCCACCCATAACCCCCGTGTACCGGGCGAAGGAGGACGTATGACTGAGGCGGAACGCAATAAGCGCAATCTTAATGCCCACCAGGAGGCGAGGCTTGCGATGGCAGTGTGGCACTCCGAATACGCGGCCCAAAATGGCGGAAGCATGGATTTTTGGGATAGTCTTTCGGAACGCAAGAAACTGCTGTGCAGAGGCATTGCCGCCGACATTCGGAAGGCATCGCCAGAGGCCCCACACACAGGAGGACAGGATGAGTGAGACGACAGACGAGTTCTTGAAGAGGACACCGCCCATCAGCATCGGAGAAATGAAGGAGCTTTTCTACATCGGCGAAGACGGGACACTCTACAACCTGCACAGCAGAGGGCGTGGCGGTGGGTCAGCACTGGTTGATGGTGTTGCGGGGTGGATCAACAACGACGGCTACCGAATGGTCAAAGTGCGCGGGAAAACAATGCAGGCACACCGGGTTGTGTTCGCAATGACGCATGGATACTGGCCGCGACCACTGGATCACATCAACGGGATTCGGAACGACAACAGGCCAGAAAACCTCCGCGAAGTGACCTACCGGGAAAATGGGCAAAACAGGGCATCGCACCGTGCTGGAAGATTGGTGGGCGCTACCTACAACAAGTCGGAACGCAAATGGATTTCACAAGTAAGGGTCAACGGAAAGTACAAACACCTTGGGCGGCACCAAACGGAAAAAGAAGCCCATCTAGCATACGTGGATTACCTGGCAACCGTTGACGGAGGTGCATGATGGAGACGGCAGAGCAGTTTATATCTCGCATGGCAAACACCATACAGAACATCAGCATGTCCGATTGGCAGCGGCTTTCGATGCTCGCCACACGCGGCGCGAAGATACCGGACGACACAACGAAAGAAATGCAGATAGCAGGGCTGTCAGCTTTCATAGAATATATCGGGCCTCTCAAAAGGCCACCAGAAAATACACCGGAGAAATACATGGATATTGGCGCACGACTGCGCCACGGCGGTGAAATGGATGTTATATACCGCGCCATGCTCGCCGCCGCACTAAAGGACACTGACAATGGATAACCTACACATACCGCCAGAAGTGGTGGAGGCGACGAGAAAAGCACTGTGGAAGTTCGGGATGCTTGATGCGCCTCCAAACGTCACTACGGATGTTCTTCGCGCCGCCTTCACCGCATGGGTGGAGTGCGGGATGGCGAAGCCAGCGTTCGGCTATTACTCCGAATACCTAGTTGAGCGCGGATGGGGGATTTTCACTGAAACCGAAACGCCGCAAACCGAAAGCGTCCTCATCATTCGCACAAAGGAGGCCACATGACACAAGATGAACGCAAGGCGCTGCGAGAAGCGGCAGAAATTGCCAATACACAGTCATGGCCGGGCGGTTGGTATTCAGAGGGCAGCGCAGCGTTGACGGGACTTCACGGGCCTGACAGACCTTTCGTGTCGTTTGCATCACCGAAATCCATCCTCTCCCTTCTCGACGCACTCGCAGACGCAGAGGCAAAGCTGGTGAAAGCGAGAGACGATGCGCTGGAGGAAGCGGCGAAGGCGGCAATGGGGCCAGTGATTGAAGTGAACATATCGACAAATGAGCCGAGTTTGTGCGGTGATTATAACGGCGGCAATTGGAGTGTTCCGCAACCTATCGCGGGTTACAAAGGATCAGACTACGGAAATGCTCGATATGACGCAGCCGCCGCTATCCGCTCTCTGAAATCTATCACAGAGACATGACACCCCGCCGTGTCCGGTGGCAATAAAGCCCGCCACCTGGGGGATCAGATGACGGGCCAGAGTGAGTGCCGGCGAACCGGGTAGAACGCGGCACTATATTCCAGCGGTATTGCTGGAACCCTATTCGCATCGCTTTTTGACGTTGTTCCACTTGCCGCCAGATCGGATGCAAGCCCTCATGCGGGCTTCCGTTTCCGGGTCCATGCGCTTGAACAGGTAGAGCAGGATGCGCGGCATCAGAAGATTGAACAGGAACACGGCGGCATTCGTGAGCGTGGCCGGGTTCGTGAGCCATGATCGGACGGCAAGGGCAATGCCAGCCGCCGCGCCCAGGGCGAGAACGGCCAGCAATGCCCAAGTGATCCAGTCCATTTACGGGGCTTTGACTTCCGCAGGGGTCACGGTGCCGGGGCCGGATGCGGGGCTGGTGGGGGCGACCACAACGGCGGTGGTGCCGAACCACGAATGCGCGAGGCCACCGGGGCGGAAGCTCTTGGCAATCAAGGACAGGATGCCGAACACGCCCGAGGCAATGGCGACATAGCTGGCGGGAATCCATGAGGCGGTGCATGTTCCAGTGATGGCACCATCAACTGCGGTGCATCCCATCACCTGCGTCATGAAGGCAAGGATCGCGGCCAGAATGGCCGTGATCGTGCCAATCGAGTTCGTCAGCTTGCGGAAAAGCTCTTGCATTGAAATCTCCTATTTGAAGCGTTGAAGCCAAGCCTTCATTCGGGCGCCCCATGACAGCGGCTTGTGAGTTGCCACGGGCGTAAAATCGAGAACCGGCACGTCATTGGCGGGACGCGGTGCGGGAATGGGCTGGACGGGCTTTGATTTCAAAGTTGCCTTGGCCTTCGCCAGATATGCCTCACGGTCGGCAAGCCCGTTGTAGCCGCCGTTAATTCGCTTCGTGACGGCCCGCATGTCGTCGGCATCCGCCAGCCGGTTCATGCCGCGCGACCGCCAATATTCGCAGGCCGTCTTAACGCTTACCTCGGGATCGGCCGCCAGCGCCGGGTTTCCTTCGAGGTCCAGCCCCAGCTTGGCGCCGATCGTCTTGTAGTTGGCGCGGCCCGTGATCTGGAAGATGCCCCGTCCCATGTATCGCTTGCCGTCGCCGCGCTTCACGTTTCCAAGGTCGGCCCTGCCCTCGTATCGCTTCTGTGCAGGCGTCGGCCCCCAATACTCGGTCAGGGTTTTGAAGCCTGCGGTTTCATGAGCGGCTTGGGCGATGAAATGCGCAAGGCGAAGCGGCGTGGTGACGCCGATCTTCGGCAGTTCGGCATTCAGCGCGGGGACGATCCCGCTGACGATCTCGGCTTTGGATTTCGGCGCAATGGCGCGGATCATGGATTCGGTGATAAGCATGAGGTTTCCTATGAGTTCGGCGGGGCAAAGAAGCAGTAGGCCGCGCCGCGCCGTGACGATTCATGGATGCCGCGCTCGTCGGCGTCATAGGTGCGGAGACAAAGGTGATATTTGCCGTCCTCGCTGGGCTGAATGCGCTTCCAGACGATGAGCGTGTCCACTGGCGTTGTGCGATAGGGGTTGATGCGCTGGGCCTGCTTGGCCGTGAGCCGGATGCGGTAGCCATCGGCCTCGCCTGTGAGGACGCCCGGCTCTATCAGCAGTTCGGCACAATCCGCGCCGCCACAACAGCCATTGTAAAACATCGGATCTTGCTTCTGGCTGTACCATTCGTGAGCATGGGCCACAGATGACAGCCAGACCACGCCGATGACCATTCCGGCACCTATGGCAAGGCCGATGATGATGGCGCCGAGTGATGCGATGAAAGTCTTCATGCGTCCTCACAAATGGAAAAGCCGCCCGAGACGGCGGCTGGTGGAGGGAGATGCGACGGGGAGCGGGTGCAGCTACTGTGGGACGGTGTTGGATGAGCTGCGGGGCGGCAGGCGGTTCTCAATTGTCGTTTGCAGCCGGATGATCGAGCCGGACAGCGAGACGATCTGCGCGTTCAACTCGCGGAACGAGCCTTCGACCGCCGCGAAATTGCGCTGCGCCTGTTCCTGGAACTCGACGCGCGATGTCCTGCCATTCACCAGCCGGCTTTCATGGTCCTGTATTTTGACGGTGTGGATCTTCGTGTCGGCCTCGATCGCCTCAATCCGCTTGTCCATACTGTTCCAGATGATGCCGAGGAGGATCGGCGTCACGATCATGGCACCTCGGGCAATGACGATGGTGAAAAGGTTGTTTGCAAATTTCTCCATGGTGGACATTTGGCGTGGAAGATCGTCATCGTCCGCAGTCATTTGCTCAATCCTCTTGTCTGCAATCTCATGCGCCAGTGCCTGCGCCCGGCGCTCGATCTCGTCTTCGGAGAAATAGGAAGGGTTCACGGAAACGGATCACTTGCAGCGCGGAATGCCGAATGCCTTGGGGGCGATACGCTTCCAGCCATAACGCGGCGTGTTGCCGATGATCTTGGCCGCGCTCGGGCCGAAATACTCAACGCCATTGCGGTTGTTGGGAGTGTGGAAATGAAGATCGGCGCCCTTGTGCGCGCATACCTTCCCACCACGATGCTTGAACCACAACACCATCATCGCCGCTGCACTGTATTGGTCATCACGGAGTTCCATCCGGTAGCCGCGGTCAAGCCAGACCTTGGCCCAACGAAAGTGCTCTCCCTCGACGCCACCGGGCATGTACCAGAGCGTCACGATGCCGTTTTTGGCCTTGGGAAACGCGGGCTTCGGCGTCACAAAGCGCATCGTTCCCCACCGATGGTCGATGAAGCCGCCCGCGAAGGATGGCACCGAGAACACAAACGCCAATAGTGCTGCAAACATGGCAAAGCGGATCATGCGATTTGCTTCCATCCTGCCGGATATGCTTCCGGCGACCATACGTTTGCGGAAATCAGGCTTTCATAGTTCTTGGCCTTGAATGATACTTTGGCCCCGATGCCATAAGCATCATGGGCGCCGGTGGGCTGCACCCATGCGGGAAACCCGACAGCGACAATCTCGCGCCAGCCTGACACGCCGGGAGGCCACACGTTGTAGTCAATCAGGCTTTCCCATGTCTTGCCGTCGAGTGTGCGGCGGTCGCCCTTCATCACAGGATTGGCGTACCAGTTCTCAGGGTCTTTCGGGTCAAACGCCTTGGCTGTTACGTGCGCCTTGAAGTTTGGCGTAAAGTCATTGCCTTCTGTCCATTCGACCGGATAGGGCAAAGCCTTGAGCGCGGTGAAAAATGCGCCCTTGGTCCAGCAATGCAGCCCGACATGCGTAGCCTCGCCCGTTCCTGTTCGGAGCGGCACGGAAAAATTGGCAGGGCCGAACCCTTGCTCTTCGAGTGCGGTATTAGCTGCTTTGGCATTGGCAATGGGAAGGCTTGCGGAGACGGTCATCAATATGCCCCCGTCTTGCTGTTCACCCATGCCTCAACGGCGGTGATTTCGCCTGCTGTCACAGCGCGGCCCAGAACGATCATCGGATAGAGCCGCCCGGTCCACGGCAATGACGCACCCCCGCGCCGACCAACATACATTGCAAAGTTACCGAAATTGCCCGTTCCCTTGTCGCCTGTCGCGTTTGTCCCTGAAACGCCATTTCTGCGGATGACGGACAAATCCCCCGCAATGTCATGGGTGGCTGTTAGCACTGACAAATCGGGGAAAGTTGCAGTTGAATACGCTGCCCGCAACGCCGCCGCTGATGCTGAATTGCCCCTACCCATTGAACCATATTCAATCGTCGCATCTTCCGGCGCTGTAATGTAGAACGTTCCCGCATTGCTTGACGAATTGGATGAATGTTCAAGAATGATTGACGCCGTGCCGCCTGCTGATCTTTGTCCGATAAAAATGCTCATTTTATCGGTTCCGGTGAAATCAATGGCACTTGTCACCATGCCATCGTCTGTCCCGTCGAAGGCAAGATATGGACGCGCCCCATCAAGCTGATAGAGCGGGCGTTGAGCGAACGTTCCCTGTGTCAGATGCTTGCCGTTGCCGCTTTTGTCGTCAATACGGGCAACCGGGTCAGTCGCAGCCGTTACAGGATCGGTGCCAGCCGTATCTTTCCATAGCGTTGATATGTCTGACGGGTCATACCATGCGCCGACTTCGCCATTCGCAAACAGCGCGGAGATAACGGCATCAGGATCGGCACCACCCCTTCGCGGTCCAAAAGGCGACCGGACTCCATCCAGTGGCGACCGCATGTTAAGCATGTGACACCATCACGCGGCCGCCTTCGGTGCCATAGGCCCAGATGCGATCTGCCCCGGAAAGGCCGGGGAACAGATCCGTCATGGCGACATTGCGCTCGCCAGTGCCGGGCGTGTAGACAACGCCGCCATTGGTCGTCGTCGGTGCGCTGGTGTCAGTCGTCGCCTTGATGAACAGGTTATGCCCGCCCACGTTCTGGAACGTGATCGTGGTGACATCGGAGTTCGTGAGCAGCGTCCAAGTATTCGCTGCAACATCAATGCTGGTGTTCTGTGCCATTGGGAGTTCCTTCCTCGTTAATCGTGAATGTCAGTGGGCGCGGAGATCAATAGAACTCCTCAACGATGATGACGCCTGCCCCGCCATTGCCGCCATTCTTCGTTCCTGACGTGCGATATGCACCAGACCCGCCGCCGCCATAGTTCGGCGCGTTCCGGCCGCCGCCGTCAGCAATGACAGCACGGCCGCCGGCGCCGCCAATGGGAGACGGAGCGCCAGAACCACTGGCAGACCCCGCAATGCCAGGATCGCCCGGTATGCCAGCGAGATTGATGTCGCCACCACTGCCAACAGCGCCGCCGTCTCCGCCGTTAACGCCACCAGTTGCAGCCGTTCCGCCCGATCCCGCGCCGCCACCTGTCGTCAAGACATGCGCGCCGAAACTCGCGTTACCGCCCGCCGTCTCTGATCCGCCAGCAGCCCCGATGGTGACGGCTTCGGTCGCGGCAAGAGACGCTGCTACGATGACAGCCTCACCGAATCCGCCAGAGCCGCCACCGCCGCCAACCGCGCCAGAATTGGCTGTGCCGCTGCCACCGCCGCCGCCTGGGGCCTGCACCCTGACCTTGATGTAGCGAAGGCCGGATGGCTTGTTCCAAGTTGTCGATGACGTGTAGACGCGCACGATCGAGGATGAGCCAGCCGAGAGCGGCGTCACGATCCGGTAGTGATCCGACGAACTGTCATAGACAAAGGCAATAGTCTGGCCCGCCGCAAGCTGGCCGGATTGGAGTGCTGCACCTTCGGAACTCACCAAGTCCTTTGCGTTGTAGGTGCAAGATGAAGTGTTCGCGTTCGGCACTTCCATGATGAAGCCGTTGCCGTCTTCAAGGGTGCGCGTCGGCGTGATTGATCCGGTATAGCTGTTGGTTCCCGCAGGGCTGGCGACCTTGGCAAAACTGCGCTTGTAGAGTTCCGCCAGTTCCTCGTTGATGTCCGCAGCGAATTGAGCAGCCGTGCGCGGCCCGGCAACCGGGACAACCTGATCCAATGCCATATGTGGATTTCCTTATGCCGCGTGAAGCTGCGGCGCTTCGTCAACGAGCGTGACGGTTGCGGTTTCGAGATCGATGCGCTGAATGTCGAAGACGATGCAGCGGCGGGTCGTTACCCCGCGTTGCCCGATGGCCACGACACAACCGGGAAGGATTGTCCCGTCATCGGCAAGCGGCGTCGAGAATGTGACCGTGGCCGTTTCCGATGTTTCGTCAATGTCGAGCGTGATGACTTCCCGGTCTGATTTCCGGATCGCCACGGCAGACGCCAGCGTCTCCGCGAAGATGTCGGCAAGCGCGAAGATGTCGGCTTCCGAGAACAGGTCCAGCGGCCCGCCCGTGATGTCCACGCTCGAATCCAGCGCCAGCGCCGTGACGTTGCCGCCCGACGTGTTGACGCGCTGCACCCGCGCGAAGCCATAGCGGCGATCGAGCGTGTCATGGGAGAGCAGGACGAGATCGCCCCGCCGCGCCATGATGTGTTCGATCCACTGTTCCATCTTATAGGTGGTGCGACGGTAGATCAGTTGCCCCATGTCGAGTTCGGCACGGTTCCGCGCCGCCGTCTCGTCGGTGAGGCCCTTATAGGTGATCGTCTCATAGTCGGTGGCGTTCGATGGGCCAAAGCCGGGCCGGTAGACGAACACGTCATCCCGCGTCTTGTAGTTCCGGCTCGCGTCGATGAATTCGGCGGCAATCGCATGGGGCAGGCTGTCGAAATTCTTCTCCCATACCAGCCCGCGCCCGGTGAGCGGCGTCATCAACTGCACTGGCGTTTCGGCCGAGCGGTCCTTTTCTACAATCACGCCCCAGGTGGAGCCGAACCGGGGAAGCGCCCAGCCCGCCGCGGCGATCATCTGGATATGCTCAAGCAGGGTTCCGCCGTCCAGAACCGCGTTCACGGCATAGCCTTCGGTGACGCAATGGGTGAACCATTCGCCAAGGTTATTGTCATCGCGCATCGAGGCCGGAAGCTTGCCAGTGACATCGTTGAAATCCACCAGCAAGCGGCGGAACAGGGCAGCCGGGTTGTCGGTTTCGGTCGCGGTGGTCCACATGCCGCCGTCCCATTGTTCGGCCCATGATGTGAATGTCGCGGAGATGCTTTCGAGATTGAGGCCCCGGCCCTTGACCGCAATGAGCGTCAAAGGCTGTTCGGATGCCAGCGGGTAATCCTCGCGCCAAGTCTGGATGGTTTCCACCACCATCGAAGACACGGCATCGCGTTGAGACACTGGCACGATGATGGGCGAAACGGTTTCGTCGGCATCGAAGAACCGCCCCGTCACGCCGCTATAGAGGTAGGTCGATTGCACGAAGTCGCCAAAGATATAGGCCAGCCCGCGCATGATGCGGATCTCATATTCGCCACGCGGGAACGTCGAATCCGCCAGATGGATTTTCACGCCATCATTGTCAATCGAGGTGTTTGCCGCCTTGTAAACGCTGGCGCCCAACTGGAAATAGGAATCCGGCACCCAGCTATGCGGCTCAACCCCGCAGCGCCCGAGCGCCACATATGCGAACTTGTCCGTATCCTCCACCACCGCCTCATTCGGAACGCGGGAGTTCCAGAGGATTTCGATCTGCTGGCGGATTTGCTTCGTCGTCTTGTCGGGGTCGCTAAAATGGATTTCCGGCAAGTTGATCCATGAAACATCACCGAGGCGGCGCATGGCGATGCGAACCGGAACCCCGATGCGGGATGTGCCTTTGGCGAGGCCACCGGGGAACACCACGCGGATGTTGATCCGGTCTGCCGCGCCATTGGTGGTCGAATAGGCCCATTGCGGATAGTTGGCGGAAGGGTTCGACTGGTTTTCAAGCCGGTTCGTGTTCGTGCGGTCGAGTTTGAATTCGGTGAGCTGGCCCACCGTGCGATCCTCGATCACCGTATTCGGCGCAACCGTGATCTTGGCATCACCCGCCACGCCTTCGCGGATTTCAACATCGAGATCGGGGATCAGGGCATAGTCCGTGCCGTTGATCTTCAAGTCCTCAACCGTGTGCCGGCCCCAGAACCCCACGATGGCATGAGCGTAGGTTTCGCCATTCTCGAATGTCGTATAGGGTCGCGCCAGATAGGGAGGCGAGGCAACAAGCGTTCCGACGACACAGGAAAGCTGCGCGCCGCGTGTGAGCGGGTTTCCGGTGACGCCCGCGATCTGTTGCGTCTCCGCGCCGGTGTCTGCCGCCTTCTGGTTTGCAGCGATGGGAGGCGGTGCCAGGGCCTTGATGGCAAGAGAACCGGCAATGCCGATCAGGCCGCCGGCCACCGAAGCCGCGAAGGTGCCGCCAGCGATGCCGATCAGCGGGATGCCGACAAAGGGAACCGCCGTGGCGGCCGCCAGCACAGCCAGCGTGGCAACGGTCGTCAGAACGTCCTTGCGGGCAGCACCACCGCCACCACCGCCGCCCTTGGGCAGGCAATAGACGGCGATCAGCGTTCCGGCTTTGGGATAGACCCGCTGCCAGTTCTCGCGCGGCACTTCATAGATTTCGCCCGATGGAGCGCGGAAGGAGACATGGCCCACCTCGTCGAACCATTCAGGCGGGTTGCAGTCGGCCACGATCCCGGCAAGGCTGATCCCCGGCGCGCGGGCGAACACCTGATCGGGCTTCTGCTGAAACGGGTTGAACTTGGCGGCAACGCGGATCATCGACGGTAGACCCCCACAATTCGGCCCCGGAGAGAAGGGTGATCCGCCGTGACGCACGACACGCCATAGGGTTGCTGCGTGTGAAGGATTTTGAGATCGGGCGTGACGATCCCGAGGTGCATTGCGGGCGCGAACGCCCTGCCATGCCTCACGATGCGCGCATTCATCACCACCACGTCAAATTCCTGCCGTTGATCTATGGCGACCGCGCGCCAGTTCTGCTTTTCAATGTCGATCAGCGCCGGGATCATGTCGTCATCATCCGGGCTGACGCCTTCGAATTCGGGGATGGTTTCACCCCGCTGTTCCTTGAACGCCAGACACACCAGACCCCAGCAATCGACGCCCTTGCGGTCGCGGCCCCGGTCCACGAAGGGAAGGCCCATGTAGGAGGTTGCCCACATGGTCAAATGACACCCGGGGCGGAAAGAAGGGCATGGAGTGCAAAGACAGCCAGCGCACCGATGCCATAGAGGCCCGGGAAGTCCCGCATTGTTACCCGGGTGGGCGGGTAAGGCATACTGTCGATCGGCGGATGCCCGATTGAGGCCGTCACCACCACGTCATCGGCGGTTACATTGCGGAGCGTGAGGTTGCTCCACTCGTATTCGATTTTCGAAGGCGTCGAGGCCAGAATGATCTGCACCGTGCAGACGCATGGCCCGTCCATCAGTTCGATGGCTTCGATGATCGAGCGGTCCACATTGGCGATTTCCAGTCGCGCCACGCCGGGTTCCTCGGCATCTGGCGGAAGCGTGATATTGAACGGGAAGCTTAGAAACGTCTCCCCATTCGAAACGTGATCCACGTTGTCATTGTTCACGCGAATGGTGTCGATGGCCTCATGCTCGATGGTGAGCAGCGCAATGACAACCTCATCCGGTTCAAGCCCGAGTAGCGCCCGCACCGCAAGGCTGGAAGGCCCTGGGATGGCATAGACGCGCAACCAGTTGATCGCAAAGTCGCGGGCGCCGCCTGTCGTCCAATCGCAAACCTGATCTCCGGTTGCGGTTACGGTCTTAAATTGGCCGCTTACCGCCATGCTTGTGGCAAATGCGCCGGTGTCCGCTAGATCCGCATATGCAGCAGACCACGTTCCATTCGTGGTGTCTGAATCGGCTGTAACAGCCGTCCGGGTTTCATGCGCAGCGAAACTAAAAAGCGTGTCGCCGCTCTCGACGGATGACGCCGTGAGGCTCGCCGCTGTGCCGTTCCCGGTCGATCCAGCTCCCACCGCCCGGAATGCAATCGTATCGCCGGAACCCGGCTGCACCCGGTAGGCAATCGCCGCGCAAGCCGTGGTGTTCGGTGAGAAGTTCACCGTGACCGTGCCAGCGGCAAGCGCCGCCGTCAGAATGCATGTGAACACGGCAAGGGTGGCCCCATCAGCCGCCGCGCCGGGGTCATAGGTCGTATCGCTGCGGAGCGTGTAGCTGTTGCCGGCTGAATCCGTCACCGATGCCACCGACGAAACGCCATCCGTTCCGGCATTGTCAGCGGCAATTGCGATCACCAGCCAATCCCCGATGGCCGCCGTCACCGAACCAATGGCAAGGGTCGCGCCGGAAACAGTGCTGTTAGCACTCCCCGCTTGTGAGACTGTCAAAGCCATGTCAGGTCACGAGTTCCCTGCGGCATTGGATCGAAACCTGATAGGCATCGGGCGCAATGTTCGCGGCCTCATATTCGGCAGTCGGCGTCAGGCGAACGGGCGCGTTCACCGACTCATCCACGAACACGATGTCATTGACACCGCTGGCGAGGTCGTCTTCCCAAAATGCGCGGAAGATTGCCATCTGCGCGGCGGTCATCACGAAGCTGTAGGCAACGATGCTGGCCTTGCCGGAAACCCTCTTGCGGCGCAAAGGCTTCTGCCATGCGCCCGGCGACCATGACGCCAGAACGCCAGCGGGGCTTTCCGAGAAGCCCGGCGTCTGGCCTTTCGGCAATGTGGGCGGCCATTCGACATCAGCCATCGTCATTGCCTCCGGGGTTTCACGCGGGAGCCGTAGCGGCCACCCATGACCTTTGCAAACCGGCCACCGCCTGCTACGTCGATCACCTTGTCCTCGATGATGGTTTCAATATTGATCGAGCCATCGGCGCCCGTGCTTTCGCGGGTGGAAACCGAGGCGGATGAATTGTTGATGTTCGTCACCTGGACCCGGCCACCGCGCCCGCCGTCCATCGGCGTGATGTTGGCAGGGCCGTGGATGATCTCGGGGCCTGCCTCACCAGCGATGCCCCACTTGCCAGCGCCGAGACGCCCGCCATCGGCATAGAACCCGCCAAAGCCGCCGAAACCCATTGCACCACCGAACTGAGTGCCAGCCGCCCCGAGAAGCCCGTTAAGGCCACTGGTGAGAAGGCTTTCGGAAATGCTCCAAAGCGCGTTCTGAGCCATCTCTTTCAGTTGAGACAGCGCGTCTTTCATCGACGTGGCAGACCGGGCAATGCTCACCAGACCGCTCGCAACCGAGCCGCCAAGATTGGCCGCCCATTCCGTCATTGCCTTGTCCGATTCCTTCACCACTTCCGTGAGGTTCGTCATTTCAAGGCCGATGCCGCGAATGTCATAACCGGTGATCGGCGTGATCGAAGATTTCGAGGATGAAGACTTGCGGCTAGATCCGGACGATGAAGGCAGGATGGGAGCCGGGACAACGCGCTTGGATGACGGCAGATCACCCTTGCCGCCAGCGACCGTCTGGCCGCTGCCGTCGATCTGCTGGATAAGGGCAAGGTTCTTTTCAAGCGCAACCCGAACACGTTCCTGAGACGCGGCCCAGGCTTCGCTCATGCCTTCGAAATCACCATTGGCGAGACGCGCGAACGCATCGGCCAGAAAGGTTGCCAGTTCCGCGATTTCTGTCCACGCTTGGGAAAGGAAGATCGCGCCCTTCGCGGCTTCCGTCATCACGAACGAGATCGCGTCCGCGACCTGTTGCGCTATCGTGCCCTCTTTGGCGAAGTCCACCATTGCATCGGTGAGGCTCACCATGCCGGGCAAGAGCGCCGTGGCAACCTGAGTGCTGACGCCCTCGGCAGCGGTTTTCAGCCGTGTCAGATTGTCATTGAATTCCTCGGCCGCAACCGCAGCCTCCTCGGAAACCACGCCGCCGAACTGCCGCAGCTCCTCGCCAGCACCCGCAATGGCCTCACGGCCACCATTGAGCAGCGGAATCATGCTTGCCCCGGAGCGTCCAAACAAGGCAATGGCGATGGCCGTCTTGCCAGCCCCGTCCTGCATGACCGCGAATTCTTCGGCAATGTCGGACATCAGGTCAATCGTCGGGCGAATCCTGCCGCTTGCATCCGTCGCGGATATACCGAGCGCCCGGAGAGCCGCGCCGGCGTCATTCTCGCCACCGCCAGCAATATCGCCAAGCGACTTGGAAAACCGTGCCAGAGTGCTTTCGAGATCGCCAAGGCTGATGTCTGAAAGCCGCGCTGCATATTCGAGCTTGGACAGTTCGGCAACTGGAATGCCAATCTTCTGCGCCGACTTCGCCAGCGTGTCCATGTGGTCGGTTGCGGAGCGAAGCCCCTGCACCACCGCGCCAAGGCTGAGAGCGCCCACAGCACCAGCCGCGAACGCCTTGAGCGATGATGTCAGCCCGCCAAGTGTGGACTGCGCCCGCTTTGCGCCCGCCTGAAATTCGGCAGTATCAATCCCGAGCGACACGCGAAGCGCGCCAATGGTGGCCTGGATCATTGGAGTGTTTTCAATTCCTCTGGATTGCCGCCGAAGGCGAGAAACAGGGTTTTCATGTTTGCAAGCTGCTCATCAAGGCTTTGCGGCCCCGATGGCTTTCTCTGGCGAGATTTCTTGCCGATGACGTCTTGAAGCTTGGGCAGCTTCTTTGTGCGGGCGAATGCCTCGATGTGCCATGCAAGCGCGGTGCGCTCGTCGGCCGCCATCTCGCGGCGCATCTCTGCGGCCCGCATTTCCCGGTCAACTTCGCGCGGCGTGATCTTCCAGAAACGCGCGGGATCGAACCCTGCCGCAACCCATAGGGAGTGCTGCCGATCCCAATCTATGCGCGTCTCTGCTACTGAGGGTTTTCGGGGCCTGCGTTCTCGTCTGCTTCCCGCTTGGGGAATGCGGCGATGATGGCTTCCAGAATGACCGGGCCAAGAACCTTGGCGCCAGCCGTGCCGAGCAAGTCGCCCGCCGCCTTCAATGTGATCTCGGGATGCTTCTCACGAAGCCCTGCCCATAGCAGAGATCGGAGAACGGACAGCCGCCCGAATTGCTGCTGGATTTCAAGGATGCCCTTGTCCAAGGCGTCCTCGACTTCGCATATCGTGTTCGTCGTGAAAACGAGGGTAAAAGTCTTATCCCCGATGGTGACTGACTTCTCGCCGCGGTGCGGGTTCGCCATGGATTACGAAGCCGCCAATGCAGGCTTGCCAGTGACCTTGAACGTGGCCGAAGCCGACATCTTGTCATCCAGCGGAATGCCCGGCTGATAGGCCGTCACGATGGCATAGAAGATCAGTGTGACGCCGTTCGGATGCGTGATCCGGAACTGCCCGGCAGTCGATGCCACCATGGCCGCCACGATGACATCCGAAGCCGATGGCACAAAGTTCATTTCAATGGTGGCCTCGCCCGCGTCCATCAGGCCGGGGATGTATTCGCGGAACGAATCCGGAGACGCCATGTGCGTTGCGTCGATGGCATCGCGGGAATATCCCGGCCATGTGATTGCGGTCACTTCCGCCACATCGACGTAAGCCGAGCCGTTCCAGATCGCAAAATCTGAGCCATAACCAATTGCTGCATTCGTCGCCATATCTAGGTTTCCTTGTGCCAGATGATGAAATCGAGGGAAGTCCTGAACAGCTTCGAAGGCGTGGCATCGTCGCTGTAATCGTCGCGTTCGGCATCCAGAAAAATGCCGTCGAATGTGGTGGAGCCATTGGACCCGCTGAAACCCGAAAGCCTGGCCTCTACCGCCCTCGCCACCTTCTTTGATGCCGCATAGGTCAGCCCGTAGCAGTCGATCTGGACCCGGCTTGAAACAAGGCCGGAAGGCCCTTGCATGTGCATGTCGCGGTTGCCGCTGATGCGCTGCATGGTGGCGTATGGCGCGGCCACGTTCTGCGGTGCCCGCGTCAGATAGACATTGGAAACCCCGAGCGATTGCAGCGCCGACGATCCGATCAGATACGAGATAACGCTTTCTTCCATGTCAGTAGCCCTGCTCTGCCGCCATCATTGCGGCCAGCGAGGCCCGGTATTTCACATCGGCGCTCTTGCGCTTGTTCTTGGCAATGCGCTTCGCGGCCATGATGATCTCGGTCCCGAGTTCTTTCTTGATGATGTCGAGAGCGCCACGCCGTTCCGCATCCCATGCGGGCCGCAAGAACGGTTGAGCCGCCATTTTCT